CCATCGTCGAGTGCATGTCCACCGTCATGCGGAAGGATCACGACTTCGGCGTGATTCCCGGAACCGGCAAGCCGTCGCTCTACAAGCCGGGCAGCGAAAAGATTCTCAGCATGTTCAACCTTGCGGCCCAGCCCCAGGTTGAAGACCTGAGCACTCCGGACTGCATCCGCTACCGCGTCACGATCACAGTCATTCACACGCCCACCAGCACCATCGCGGGTTACGGCGTCGGCGAGGCCTCCAGCGCTGAGTCGAAGTACCAGTGGCGCGCGGCGGTTTGTGATGAAGAGTGGAATGAGACGCCCGACGACCGCAAGCGCCTGAAATGGAAGAAGGGCTATCAGGGCTCGCCGGCCTCCTCGACCCGTCAGATTCGCGCGGACATGGAGGACGTCGCCAACTGCGTAACTCCGGAAACTCTCATTCTGACTCACGATTTGCAATGGGTTCCAGCCGGGGAAATCGAAACTGGCGACATGCTTATCGGCGTCGAAGAGGATTTGACCAACGATTACGCCCGACACTTGGCTGTCGGGGAAGTAACGGTCTATGGACGCAGAACTGACTTTCTTTACGAGATCACCTTCGATGATGGCCGCAAAGTGCGTTGCAACGGAGAGCATCAGTGGCTCGTCAAGAAGATCGGCCTGAAGGGTACTCAGTGGGTTTCCACTCAGGATATATACGAGGAGATCGTCGAACGAAAAGGTCGCCCTCGAAAGTGGACCGTAATGTCAGTGTGCCGTCCTTGGGATGAAGACAAGTCTAAAGAGGGCGGTTATCTGGCCGGACTTTTAGATGCCGATGGAACCCTCTCTACGCCACAGGTTAGGGTAATGTTCGCTCAACAGCAGAATACGGTGCTTGCGCGAATGGAGAGTGGCCTTGCGGCTCGCGGGTACAGACTCAGCACGGGTGCCTGCAAGACACAGGAACAACTCGACCAGACAGTACACGGAAAGCAGGTATATAACCTGCGGCTGCTGGGTGAATTTGCCGAACAACTACGGTTACTCGGAAGTATTCGTCCACCACGATTGCTTGAGCGGTGGCTGGCTTGCGACGTGGGTATTCGTCGATTGGAGGGGCGTGGCTCTGGCGCGGGTAAATCCGTGGAGATTACCTCAATAGAGTCGATTGGCGAAGGTGAAATTGTCATGTTGGGAACATCGTGCCATACCTACATCGCTGAAGGTTTGGTGTGTCATAACACGATCCTGAAGATGGCCAAGAAGCGGGCGCAGATCGACGCGGTCCTGACCACCACGGCGGCGAGCGATGTGTTCGCGCAGGATCTGGAAGACCTGGTGGCCGCGGGCCTGGACCTCCAGCCCGATGCCACTGAGTTCCCGACGACACAGGCACCATTGCCGCAGGAGCTGCAGCGCAAGACGGACGCGCCGCCAGCCCAGCAGCAACCGCAACAGCGGGCGGCACAGCCTCAGCAGCAGCCCGCACAGCGGCAGGCGCCACCGCCGCAAAGCGGAGTGCGGCTCATCAGCGGCCCGCAGGCAAGCCGGTTCTGGGCTATCGCCATGCAGTACCACAAGGACCACACCAAGATCACCGGCTACCTGCACAACGTGCTCGGGGTGCAGAAGAAAGACGACATCCCGGTCAGCCGCTACGACGAGGCGATTGCCTGGGCGGAAGGGAAGGAGGACTGATGTCTACCTTCCCTTCGGTTCTCACCGGCGAGGATGTCTTCTTTGAGCACGACGCCCATGCGTACATCGACGCGGACGGCCACACGCAGCGCATGTCGGTCACCCAGGCTATCAAGATCGCAGGGTTGATCGACTACAGCATGATCCCACCCGACGTGCTGATGAATGCCGCGGCGCGCGGCCGTCTGGTGCACCAGGGCGCGACCATCCTCGACAAGGGGCGGGATCTCAGCTACTACGAGATCCCGCCCGAGTGTGAACCCTACATCGAAGCCTACGCGCGGTTCTGCCGCGAGATGCGCTTCGTACCCGACCCGGAGTGGATCGAGCGCCCGATGATCGTCGAGATGTTCGGGCACCGGGTGGGCATGACACCGGACGCGGTCGGCTCCATCGACGGCGTTCCCACTGTCCTGGAGCGCAAGGCAACATCCGCTTCGCATCCATCCTGGGCTATTCAGACCGCCGGTTACGAGCTGGGGCTTCGCGCCGCCGGCTTGCAGATTCGGCAGCGGCTGGCCGTTCAACTTCTTCGCACTGGGAAATACAAACCCTTCTTCTACGAGGACCAGGGCGACTCCGAGACCTTCGCCGATGCTTTCCGGCTCGCCGCCTGGAAGCTGAAGCACAACCTGGCCAAGCTGGCCTGAGGACTCTCCAATGGAAATGATCTCTGTTCAGTCATCGCAAATCGCACAGATCGGCCACGACGGCCAATCTACGTGCCGCGTGCTGTTTCGGCGCGGCGGTCTCTACGAATACCCGACCGTCACCAGGTCTGAGTTTGAAGCCTTTCGCTCGGCCGATTCAATCGGTCGCCACTTCGCGCAGTTCATCAAGGTCAAGCCGTTCAAGAAGGTCGAAGGCTCAGAGTTCAGCGCCGCGGCGCCGACCATCATCGAAGCGCCCAAGCAAGGTCTGCCCAGCGCAGCCGACCTGGACGCGGTCGAGGAAGAGCGTAAGATGCGCGACGAGCCCGCCCCGGAGATCGAGAACCAGGAGGTTGAGCAGGTGGCCCAGAAAGTAAGCCTCCTCGTCCAGAACGCCGTCACCCTGAAGGTCACGGACCCGACCACGCAGCACCAGGCATCGCAAGTACTCCTTGCAATCGCCGCGCTGCGCAAAGAGGTCGCCGACACCTTCCGGCCCATGAAGGAAGCGGCCTTCAAAGCCCACCGCACCGTCTGCGAGCAGGAGAAGAAGCACGATCAGCCGCTGGCCGACGCCGAGCGCGCCGTCAAGGCTCAGATCGGGAACTTCGTCGCCGAGCAGAACCGGATTGCCCGCGAGGCCGAGGAAGCCGCCCGCAAGACAGAGCGCGAGCGCGCAGAGCGTGAAGCCCTGGAACTCTCACAGCAGCGGGCCATCGAGGACGCGGTTGCTCTGGAATCCATCGGCGACACGGTGGGCGCGCAAGCGGTGCTCGACAATCCGGCGCCCATGCCGGTGCGCTATGTGGCCCCGGCCCCCATCGCTCCGCAGGTTGCCCAGGTTGCCGGCGTCTCGACCCGTGAGGACTGGGACTTCCGCATCGTCGACGAGATGGCAATCCCGCGTGAGTACCTGCTCGTCAACGAGTCGGCCATCCGTGCCCTGGGGAAAACCACCAAGGGAAAGGCCAGGATCGCAGGCGTCGAGTTCTATCCCAAACAGGTGGTCGCCGCCAGCCGGCGCGGGTAACAAACAGTGGTCGCGCGCGAAATAACCACGGCTTAATACGCGCGGGATGGTGGGCACCACCCCTCCTAGACCACAGCCGAAAAGATCGAGGGCAGCAATGGAGCAGCAGATTACAGGTCAGATCGCCAACGTCATCAAGCAGGCCCACTATGGGTTCATCCACGACGGCACCGGCAAGCGGTACTTTCTCCACCAGTCGGCCATGAGGGAGCGCCGGCCGATTCCACCGCAGGGAACGCGAGTCTCCTTCTTCATCGCACCACCCCTCGACAAAGAGAAGCTGGAACGCGCCGTCAATGTGGAGATCTTATGACCAGGTGGTGCATCGAGTGCGCACAACAGCAGCAGCACCAGGCCGCGACGAAGACCGTCGACGGCGACCCACTCTGTGACTTCCACGCGAAGAAGGCTGGTGAGTCGGGCGGCGAAACAGAGCCAGTAACACCGGCCCCGGCGAAGAAGCCGCGCGAGCCGTACCGCAAGAGAGCTGAGTCCACCGAGCCCCCGGCGCCCGCTCTCGAACTCCTGAAACATGAGCCGGAAGTCGCTCCGCCCGCGCCCAGCAATGTCGACCGGGTTCTCTGGAAGGCCCGGCCAGATCATTCACTGGAGGCAGGCATGAGACGACGCAAAAAGATTCTCCTCTGGAGCGAACGCGACGACGAGGCTGGGATGCTGGCCTTCATACTCAACACACAGCCCTGGTTCGCGGTGACCAAGTGTACCGCAGCCGAGTTCGCCGGCACGCTGGCCGCTGCCTCTGGCCTCTCGCTGGTGATCCTGCTCGACAATGGCAACCGTGAGTTGACAGCGACACTGGCCTCCCTCGCGGGCAATGCCTGCCCGGTGCTGGTGATTGCCAAGGTAAAGGGCGAACCCATCGACATCATCGACGCCGCGGCTGTGTTTCCCTACGGCGCCAGCAACGCCGAACTCCTAGAGCGGGTGCGAGTGATGACCGCTCGCAAGTGCGGCCCCAAACCACAGCGCAAGCCAGTACTGCCGGTCACAGCGGCGCAAGCCCTCGCGGAGGTCGCATAGATGGCCGCGAAATGGCAGCAATGGATGCCCCTCTACATCGACCGGTTCCTGGGCAGCGAAGACGTGCAGATGATGGAAGCGGACGCCTTCAAAGGCTATGTCTGCCTCCTGCTGGCCGCATGGCAGACGGACGATTGCACCCTTCCTATCGAGCCCGACGAGTTGGCGCGCAAGAGCCGTCTCGGGGCTAAGAAGTGGGCGAAGTTTGGCGCGAAGGTTATGCGCAAGTTTCGGACGGTCACCGTCACGGTGAGCGATACGGTCACCGAGCGTTGCAGGAACGACGTGGAGTTCGAGATTTGGGCAGAGGCGAAGCGGGTTTTCGATGCGCGCTCAGCGAGTGGCCATCATACAAACGAGAAACGGTCACCGAAAGCAAAGCATGGCGGTCACCGCGACGGTGACCATAACGCTATCCCCCCCACAGGGACAGGGACAGTAACAGGGACAGAGACAGGGGAAAGGAAAACGCCCCCGGCTCCGCCCGACCCCGCACCGGCCAAACCCGACCCAGCCCCCGAGCCGCCGCATGACTTCAACGCCGATCCCGCCGACACGATCCCCGACGGTCTGAGCCCGATGCAATACGCAATCTTCGTGCTGAGCGAGGCTGGTGTTCCGGCCAGCCATGCGCTCAAGGTCAAGACGGGCGACGCGATTGAAATCCTCGCCAAAGACGAGGCCTGCGGCCTTCCGGTGGCCACCAGGCGGATGCTCGACCGGATGCGCAAGGCGGCTGAAAGCGGTCCCGTGAAGTGGAATTTCTGGCTCGAAGACGGCGGCTGGAAACAGGAGAACGTGAATGGAGCAGATCGGCCTAGCGCTGCGAAACAGCGCATCGACGGCAATCTCGAAGCGCTGCGCACGGCTGCTCAGCGACGCGGAGTTTCAGGAACTCCAGACGCTGGTGGAGCAGACGGCGAGACGCTACGCGACACAGGACGTGAGCGACTCAATCGAGGGGTATCTCCAGGACTTCGAACAATTGTGCCTGAGATATTCGCTCCCGCTGTTCCGGTCGGCGCTGGGGGAATTGAGGATCAGCCCGCAGCAGAAATTCTTTCCCCGGCCGGACGAGGTCGCGGCCGAGATTGAATCGCAGCTTGAGCAAGTAAGGGCCGCGCGCGCCGCCGAGCTTTGCAGAAACGAGCGCCGCCGGCAGATCGAGGAGTTTTGGCAATGGGCACCCGAGTGGATCGAAATGACGGGTTACAGCGAAGAGGAACTGCTGAAGAGATTCCCGAGCTTCAGGGGAACCAAGCCACGGAAAGAGGCGACGGCATGATTGACTGGGCTGTTAATGGCAACTGCGCACATTACGATTGCGGCTCCTGCACCGCCAGGGGTTGCGAGTGTTCCTGCCACGTCTTTCCGCGTAACGACGACGGCGAGCCGGTCAGCCTGGAGCCTTACGAGGACGACACCGATCCTCTGCAGGGGATCATCAACGGCTGCATCTTCGGGCTGCTTGGATGGGGGGGCATCGCTCTCATAGCGTGGGCCATCTGGAAGGCGGTCCATCATGCCTGAGCTGAGACTGGAAATCGCCGGGGTTCCCCCGACCAATAACCACTACAAGAATTTCCGCGTCATATCCACCCGGAACGGCAATAGCGTCCCGAGTTGGTATCACACCGCGAAAGCGAAGGAATGGTTCGCCGCGGTCGCCGCCCACGCGGCCGGGCGCAAGCTGAGGGGCGCCACCTACACCGTGAGCTATGCAGTATTCACCGGCTCGGCGGTCTGCAGCGACGTGGATAACTACGCCAAGTGTGTGCTCGACGGCCTGGCCCACTGCGGCGTGATCGACAACGACAAGAACGTGATCGACCTGCATGGATACCGCCGGATCGACCGCGGCAATCCCAGGACGGTCATCATCGTGCGGACCGAGCAGCAGGAGATGTTTGCGGAGGCGCGGTGAATGTGGCTCTTCCTGCCCAAACCTACCTCAGCTTCTTCAGCGGTGCTGGAGGCCCCGACCTCGCGCCGGCGGTTGAATACGAAGTTCGTGGAATGGCTTCAAGGATTGCCGGAGGGCTGGACTTCGCCCGACCCGATCAACTCAGAAGCCTTGGAAATATGGTTGTCAGCCAGCAGGGAGCGCTTGGGTTCCTTGTACTCCTCGATAGGGCGGTGACCGCATGACCCTGTTCGATCTTGTCGACGAGGTCCAAGAGAAGACCCACTTGGGCGAGTTGGAGATTCTCGACCGTGTGCTCCGCGCATGGCCCATCCACCAGCAATTCACACCCACCCAGGCCGCGCTGATGGTTCGAGCGATCCAGCGCGAAGCACCCGTGGCCAGCGACTACACCATCTGGCCCGTCGAGCCAACCCAACCGCAGACGATCGCCGAGGAGCAGTTATGGGGGATCGAATGAAGGACTTCTTCCGCAACGCGCTGGCGTTCCTGTTCATGGGCGTGCTGCTCGTCGGCCTTCTCTGGGTCGCCGGATGCAACTTTGACGGCACCTGGGACAACCTGAACTGGGATCACCCCACCAACTGGCTCGACCAGAGCCAACACCCGGAGGCGAAGTGAAACCCAAAGTCTGTTCTGCTTGCGGCCAGGTCATCCCCCAGCAGCTGTGCCTGCACCGGCAGTGGGTGTGGCCATTCAAGAGCTGCACCCGGCCCCAGGGACATGAGGGCGAGCACTGCGAAGAGAGACGCGCCGGGACGGTGATGATCGAGACCTGGTGGCGGAGGGAACCGTGATGCAGTTCGCCCTCGACTTCGCTCAGAAACTGGCCCCGGCCACCCAGGCCCGCATTCACGATGGCATGAAGCAGGCCGACGAGAACGCGGAGACCCGGTGGAAGCACATCTTCGACGGCTGTGTGCTGGCCGCGGCGCGCAAGAAGCCACTACCACATCGGCAGGGTCAACACCGCCCGCCGTATCCGGCTCGCCGAGGAAGCGGGCGCGGACTCATTCGATGGCACCAGCGCCACGATGTTTAGCTGCACGCTCCCGCTCCTTGAATCCAGTCGCCAATGTCGCAGCCTCTTTTCAGCGCGGCGCGGCCAACCTCAACTCTCAACCGAATGAACGGAGGCAACACAATGGAATCAACCACCTTCTTCCCCGGCGCCAACCGCCGGGTCACCCTAGGAAGCCCCACCAAGCAATGCTCGAACGGCCGCATCGTCTTCGCGGTGCAGATGCCGCTCACGGGCGAATCGTTCGCCGGCCTTCCGGACTGGGTCGGCAGCGGCTTCGAGGCCGTGTCGAAGGCCTTCATGGAAGTCAACCCCGAAGTGCAGGAAGTGAGCGACCTCGCGCTGGCGTTCTCGAACGACGCGCCCAAGGGTGAGCTGTTCGCGCCGCCATCGGCCCGGCTGCCGGGAGCATCGCTCAAAGGCTTCAAAATCGTCCGCGCCGGCGAACCCGACGACCCGGAGATCGAGCTGCACTTCAAAGCCTACGGACCTTTCACGCGTGCCTTCTGGGCGTGGATCGGCGAGATGGCCGGGAACGAGGTTTACATGGCCTTCCCATCGACGGTCGGCGGTACGGTGACCGTGGCGAAGAGCGCTCCAGCGGACGACGACGATCTCGATCTGGAACCCGAGCCGGAAGCGGGCAAGATTGAGAGCCTGAACGGCGACATCCCCGAAGACCCCACGATGGAAGAAGCGCTCGGCGAAGACTTCGAGGCGCAGGTCCGTCAATCCATGGGAGCGCCCGAACCCTTCGGCGACAAGCCCCGCCTGGTGGATGCGCGGCCTGGACGGGATAAGAGCGGCGTATCATCGAAACCAAAAGGCGGCGCGCGGAAGTCACTGGCAGTCAACTGAGAAAGGAACGAATGCAGACCTCCATCTTCAATCGCGAGCCGCGCCCGTGCATACTGGCCCGGCTCGCCTGCATAAAGTGCGGGCCGATGCGCATGGCGCTGGCCCCGCAAGACGAACCGATCACCGCTCTGGAATGCCCTTACTGTTTCGGTGAGGCCAAGGTGACACAGATCGGGACGGGACGGACGCTGCGCAACCTGCCTTACTTCGAGTTCGAAGCCAAGGTGGACATGCTCATCCAGCAGCCGCCGAAGTTCGGCGCGGGAAAGCCCCGGCTCTCACATGGTCAGCTTGTGGTGTTCTGTCAGGAGACCAGCATCCTGCATCTCGCGGCCGTGGGCGACATTCACACCAACCGCGCGAACCTGAGCCTGGAGGGAATCCCGTCGATCAGCTTCACTATCGGCGAGAATGCGACCGGGCCGGTGCCTCACGTATCAGCCGCGCCCTGCCCGCCATGGTGGTGTCTGCCGGAAGAGGTCAAGGCGGCGCTGAAGAAGCCGAAGAAAGTCAAGAAATAATTTCGGCAGATGTATTGACACCCAAGCCGATTGTGGTAAATTTCATACGCACCCCACGACAAGTGCTCATGGTGCAGGTAGCGCGGACCCCAATGCCGCGCGCGGTCGAACGGCGTTCCCCGGTCGTCCCGAACCATGAGCGCTCGAAGTGTCTCCCGTGAAGAACGAATGTTCGAGGTCTACCGCTTCAATCAGCGGTCAGGCACTCAACCCTGTGAGCTAGTCGACGCCAAGACAGCAACTTACTGGCTTAACTGCGGCTTCGCTACTCGCGTGGGTCGCTGGCGTCTGCGCCTGGTCAAGGAATCCCCTCTGAAACTCCGCGATCTGTCCGCAAGCATGGGGCCGTCTGTGATGTTCGCCGCCGCTTGTGGCAGCAGACACTACCAATCGCTGGTGGAGGCGTGGGCTCAGTAGAGGGGGGATAAAGGGGGGAGTGTATGGAAAATACTGTTTACCACTCTGATACCAACTCTCTCGGATGCCTGCACTGCATGGACGTGATCGAGTTGCGCAAGGTGACTGGCGCCGACCCCGAAGTGCTCGCGCTGGTTAAAGAAGAGTACGAGATGGAGCACAGCAGGTGCCATGAATACAAAGACATCCGCAAGGCGAACCAAGCCCGCGAATACCGCACCGAAGGGCAACGCCGCAAGCTCCACGAAGCCAAGGCGAACGCGCTCCACGTCCTCGGCGGCGCCATCCACTGAAAACAGAGTGAGCCTTAGTGACTTGATTCCCGATGCCCGGAACGCCAACCGGGGGACGGATCGAGGCCGCTCGGCAGTGCGCAAGAGTCTGGCGGAGTTGGGCGCGGGCCGGTCCATCGTGCTCGACAAGCATGGCCGCATCATTGCCGGGAACAAGACGGCGGAGCAAGCCGGGAAAGCCGGCATCTCCCGCGTGATCGTGGTGCGCACAGACGGGACCGAGTTGGTTGCCGTGCAGCGCACCGACTTGGACCTGGAGCAGGACCAGCGGGCAAAGCTGCTGGCCGTGGCTGACAACCGCACCGCAGAGTTGGGTCTCGACTGGGACGTGGACGTGCTGAAGGCCATCAGCGGCGAAGTAGACCTCTCGGGCCTGTTCGATGAAGCGGAGTTGGCAGAGCTGATCACGATCACCGGGGGGGGCATCGTCGAAAACGAGGACGAAGCGCCCGATCCTCCTGCCGTTGCGGTGTCGAAGCCCGGCGACCTGTTCGAGATGGGTAAGCATCGGCTGCTGTGCGGTGACGCCACCAGGCGTGAAGATGTGGCCCGGCTGATGGGCGGCGCCAAAGCCCACATGGTGTTTACGGACCCGCCTTACGGCATCTCGGTCCAGATGAACAACCCCGGCACGGTCTGCAAGGGCAAGATCGCCGGGGATGAGACGACAGCGGCGGCGGTGGCGGCGTTCGAGTACTGCGCCGCGCTGAATATCCCCACCATCTTCTGGGGCGCGAACCATTACACGGCGGACGCGAAGCTTCCGAACGCCAAGTGCTGGATCTGCTGGGACAAGCAGGAAGCCGAGAACCACATCGACCAGGCCGACTGCGAGTTTGCCTGGAGCAACATCGACCAGCCGGCGCGGGTCTTCCACCATCTCTGGTCGGGATTCAGGCGGGACAGCGAGAAGGGCGAGCGCCGGGTGCATCCGACGCAAAAGCCGGTCGCGCTGATCGAGGCGATATTCGCGCAGTTCAAGGCGGGGAAGATCGTCCTCGACCTGTTCGGCGGTTCCGGTTCGACCCTGATGGCCTGCGAGAAGACAGACCGGGCCTGCCGGGTGATGGAGATCGACCCGGTGTTCGTGGACGTCATCGTCGCCCGCTGGGAAGCATTCACCGGCCGGAAGGCCAAGAGGTTGACCGCATGAGAGTTCTCCGAATCGCCCTCATCACGCTGGCGCTGCTTGGCTGCTATGCTCTCCAGGCGCAGACGGTGACCGTGTCCGGTTCATACCTGCAAGACTCATCCAATAACCTGGTGAGCGGAACCATCTGCTTTCAAGCTGTGAACACCGGCGGCCATTCGATCTCCTACCAAGCGCCCGGCGGCGGGCAGGTAGTGATTCAGCCAGTGTGCACAGCGGTTCTCAATGGGGCCTTCACAATAGGCTTGCCCGACACGACTCTGACCAGCCCAGCCAACATCTGCTTTCAAGTCTCGGTCCAGACAAGTAAGGGAACTGCACTTGGCAGTTCGCGCCGGGGGCGGTCACCTTCGGCACCGGCTGCACTTGGCAGTTCGCGCCGGGGGCGGTCACCTTCGGCACCGGCTGCACTTGGCAGTTCGCGCCGGGGGCGGTCACCTTCGGCAACACGCTGAACATTCCGCCTTGGGCGACCTGGAGTTACTTCGCCTACTTTGTTTTCGACGGCACCAACTGCATCGGCATGGTGGCCGACTGATGACGCGGGGGGGCAATATGGGAGCATTCGACGGCCTCATTCACGGCCACCTGGTCACGTTGAAGGTCTGCGAGCTGTGCGGGCGTCTCTACGGCCAGCGCACGGATGCAAGCCAGTACTGCGCAGCGTGCGAGTTCGAGCTGCGCGACTTTCCAGCCATCGGCAGCCGCAAGCTGCGCGGCAGGAAGCCCGATCCACAGAGCGCGAGGAAGCAGAGACTCGCGGCTGAACGCGCCGGCAGAGCCCAGCCCTTCACACTCAAATATCTGGCCGCGTCTACGGAGGGCGATCTATGAAGTCTTGCGTGCGGTGGAAAGATCGGAAGCGGGGCGGTTCAAGGCCCAAAATTCAGGCGCCCGAGGTTGCCGAAGACGATCTCAACCCGGCGCTGATCGGGATGCGAGGCCACACGCGTACCATGATTCGCCGCTATGTGCTTGCCCGGTATCAGGCTGCGCGCATCTTCTCCTGCCTCGATGCTTCCAAGTTCTCAGGCTCCGGTCGCGCATCAGCCCAGCCCATCAGGACGTTTGAGGACGCGCTGGTATTCGTGATCGACATGGACCGCTGCATGGAGAGCCTGGACCCGACCGATCTCGAACTGCTGAAGCGCACCCAGATCCAGGAGTTCACCGAAGCGGAGACGGCCTGCCTGATGGGCATGAGCACCCGCACGGTCTCCACCAAAGCTCAGGTCGCGTTGGACCGGCTCACACAGCGGCTTATCGACAGCGGCCTTTTGATCGTGCCCGACTTCTTGAAGGCGGCGTAGGGGGCTCCATGCCACGCAACATTTCAGGGCTGAAGCCGTTCCCCAAAGGCGTCTCAGGCAATCCGGGCGGCAGGCCGAAGAAGCTGCCTGTAACCGACGTGATCCTGCAAAAGCTGGATGAGAAGTGCAAGCAGGACAAGCAGGGGCGCACCTGGGCCGAGTTGCTCGTCGTTGCGCTGCTGGGCAGGGCCATCAAGGGCGATGTGAAGGCCATCGCTGAATTGATCGACCGGGCGGAAGGCAAAGCCAAGCAGCGGTCGGAGGTCTCCGGTCCCGACGGTGGGCCGATTCCTTTCGACATCCCCGACACCCGCGAGGCCCTGGAGCTGCGCATCGCAGAACTCCTGGGGAGCCAAGCCACAAACGCCCCGAAGGGGAAGAAAAAGAGGTAGCAATGCGCAAGGCATTTGCAATGGTTCTCATGCTCGCGGCCGTTTCCGCCTTCGGGCAGTCGTCCACCACGCCCGGCTCTCGAGTCGCTGGCCAGTATCTGGCCTACAACTACGGCTTCTGGAGCGTTCCGGTTGTGCTCGGAAACTCAGCCACCGGCTCGCAGCAGATCACAGTCAAAACTGCCATCGTGGATCTGGGCGACTATCACAAGATCATGCCGTTCGCAGTCGGCACGCCGATCAAGATCGGCTCGGAGACGGTCACTCCCACCGCACTGACCAACTGCTCCCTGACACTTCCCGACACACCCGGCCTATGCAAGATCACGGCGACCTTCGCGCAGAAGCACACCTGGGCGGATTCGATCTCGTCTGGCACCTACGGCCTGCAAGAGGCGCTGAACGACGCCAGCGCGAACGGTGGCGGGATTGTACTGGCCGATGTCTCCTGGACGCAACGCGGCGGCACACAGGCCATGGTGAGCGCGGCCACGGTCCCGGCGGGGAGTTACGTTCAGGATTCGCGCACACCGGGTACGCAGAGCACCTGGGGCCTGATCTTCAACGGAACGCCCGCGGTGATCTCTTCCGGTTGCGGAACACCCCCCATCATCACCGGCGGTGCTCTGGCTGGCCAGTTCACCATCGGCGTCACGTCGGGCTGTAACGCAGTCATCACTCCCGGCGTCACCGCGCCGAACGGCTGGGCCTGCTCCATGCGGGATGTGACCACGCCGGCGGCAACCTTCGCCCAGACCGGCTCGACCGTAACCACGGCCACCTTCACGCAGACCGGAACCTCGGTCGCCACCGACAAGGTCATCTTCGACTGTGTCGAGTACTAACGCTGCCCCAACTGACCGGGGTGGCAACCACCGCCCGGTGGAGACGAATGATAACCATTGCAGAGTGGATAGCCTTGGCCGGCGTTGCGGTCGTTCTCGCGGGGCTGATTATCGGCGGCGTCTGGAAAGTCGGCCTGGACATGGGCGACGTTAAATCCGGCGTGAACGAATTGCTGGGGCGGGATGAGCGCACCAACAGGCGCGTGGATACCATCGAATTCCGGTTGAACGACCACACCGAGCGCATTGCACGCATTGAAGGCAACAAGCCGCCCTGTGAAGCGCACGCGCGGTGGCTGGATGAACTTTTCACGAGACTCGATAAGTAGGGCGGAGGGCGGCATGGACATGAGCCGCTACAAGATCGAGGAGCTTGCCGAGTTGGCTGTGCTCCTCGAACGCCGCCGGGAATTCGAACAGCTTTCCGAGGCCGAGCAGCAGCGCCTCGAATATCGCTCCCGTCTCGAAGCGTCGCCTGCGGAGTTCTTCAAGGCCGCATGGGATGTGCTGGAGCCGGGCAGGCCGCTGATCTGGTCGCCTCATTACGACCTCATCAGCGAGTGGCTGCTCAAAGTATGGCGCCGCGAATGCCTGCGCCTCATCATCAACGTGCCGCCCCGCACAGCCAAGAGCACCGAGGGCACGATCTGCTTTCCGGCCTGGGGATGGGCTCGGGATGCGCGGCACAGGTTTCTGACGGCCAGTTACTCGCGCGACCTGAGCCGGGAGCACAGCTCAAAGCGCCGCAACCTGATCGAGTCGCCCTGGTACAAGTCGCTCTGGCCGATGGCCTTCAGTGACGACACCAACCGCGCCGATCAGTACAAGAACGAGCAGCAGGGCGAGATGATCGCCACATCGGTGGGCGCAACCGGCACGGGGCGCGGCGGCGACACGCTGATCCTCGACGACGGCCTGAGTGCAGACCAGGCGCAATCGGAGGCTGAACGCAAGACGGCCCATGCGTGGTTCCGCGAGACCTTCCGCACCCGCTTGAACGACCCAGCAACGGGCGCAATCGTGGTGATCGAGCAGCGAACGCACCACGAAGACATTACCGGCTGGCTCCTCAAGAACGAGCCGGGGCAGTGGAAACAGGTTGTCATCCCGCTGGTGCAGGACGCGAAGACAGACCTCGAAGTCGTCTTTCCGGTCACCGGCCGCAAGTGGGAGCGCAAGGTTGGCGACGTGCTGCAGCCTGAGAGGCACACGCCGGCGGTGGTTGCCGCGCAGATGATTCACCGGCGCACCTTCGAGGCCCAGGCGCAACAGAGGCCGAGTCCGGAGGGCGGCGACATCTGCAAGCGGGAGTGGTGGACTGAGAACTATTACCGCGCCGTGCCTGCCGAGTTCGACCAGGTGCTCGACTCCTGGGATTTGACGTTCAAGGACGCCAAAGACTCAGACTTCGTCGCCGGGTTCAAGGTGGGCATCAAAGGCGCACATCGGTACTTCCTCGATTGCATCCACGGGCGCATGGGGTTCACCGCGTCGAAGGATGCGGTCAAGCGGCTGCGGGTGAGAGAGCCGGTAGCCAGCCGGGTGCTGATCGAGGACAAGGCCAACGGGCCAGCGGTGATCGACTCGCTGCGGTCGAGTGTGCCGGGGTTGAT